CAGTAAGTACGTGCAACGTGTTTTCAGTGTCGGTGGTATGGAAATTGATAGAGCTGTCCTCAATCGTATCCGCGAAGTCGGTGGCTTTGAGTTGTTACCAGAAGACCTTCCTGTGCAAGAAGATATTCTCTCTACAGCAATGGCTGGTAAGGCTACAAGTGCTGGTGAGGGTATGGAAGTTGGCGTAGGTAATGGTGTCGAAGGTGGCACAAGCAAAGGTGGTGGCAAGAAGTCAGACAACTCTGCTGAAAATGTCGAGAATCGAGGTTGATGAATGGCATGCGTATATTGGATAAGAAAACCTGAACACACCGACATATTTAAAGAAGGTTATGTGGGATTTTCTAGTCGAACTGCAGAAAACCGATACTATAACCACAAGTCAGAAGCTAAGTTAGGGAACACTGGATATCATGTCCACAATGCCATTAACAAGTATGGCGATCAGTTGGTGTTAGAAACAATAGTAGAAGGAAGTAATGAGTATTGCCTAGAGGTAGAGAATAAACTTAGACCAGAACGAAACATTGGTTGGAACATAGCAATCGGTGGAGAGAGGGGTAGGCTAGGTAGCGTAGCAAGTGAAGAGACTAGGAAAAAACAATCTCTAGCTAAGTTAGGCAAGCCAATATCTCCTGAGACAAGAGCCAAAATTTCTCAATATCAGAAAACAAGAGTAATACCTAAAGAAGTTGGCGACAAAATTTCAGCAACAAAAACTGGTGTTAAGTTTTCTAAAGAACATTGTGAGGCAATATCCAGAGCACAAAAAGGAAAGAAACAATCACCAGAAAGAATAGCTAAAGTGAACGAAGTGAAATTAAAAAATCCTTGGCTATTCTCTAAACGAAAATCTACTTGGGCTTTAGCAGAACAGATTCATAGTATTATCGAGAGAGGTGGACGCAATGTTGACGTTGCAAATGAGCTAAACCTCGACAAGTGGACTGTTCGGAGTTTGTTTTTGAAAATCAAAGCGGGGTGGAACCCTTTAACCGATGATGCCTATCAAACTTGGCTCTCAGAATACAGACAAAAGGAGTCAGCAGATGTCACATGAATTAATTCGACTTATGGGGAATGTAGTTAATACTCCTCACTTAATAACACAAGATAGTTTTGCACCAATTCTTGATTACCTAACCTTACGCAATACAGGGTTGATTGAGATGAGAGATACGTCTAAAGAAGCCCCTAAGAAGCCAGAGTATGTGAAAGCAACTTCTGGTAAAACAATAGGTGAGATTCAAGTATCTGGTGCTCTGACTTATAAGCCTGTTCAAATGATGTGTGCTCCTGATGGGACAAGCTATCAACAACTTATCACAGACACAGAGCAGTTAATCTCGCAAGGCGTTAAAACTATATTGTACACACATTCAAGTGGAGGTGGGGAAGCTGCCCACGCTTTTACTACAGCTAACCGACTACGTGAATTGGCAGATGAGAATGGTGTAACTCTTGTTACTTACATTGATGAAATGTCGGCTTCAGCAGCCCTTGCATTAGGTATCGTATCTGACCACGTAATTATTCATCCGAGCGCGAAGACAGGAAGTATTGGTTGCGTTTGCGCAGTCGTAGATCGTAGTAAAGCTTTGGCAGATGCTGGCTTGAAACCAATCTATATCAGCTCAACAGCAGGTAAAACTCCTTACCAATCCGATGGGTCGTTCAGTCAAAGCTTCTTAGACAATCTTCAGGCAGAAGTAACAGAACTTGGTAATCAGTTTGCACAGCATGTAGAGAAATACACAAGTATTCCTGTTGAAGAGATTCTTGCACTGGATGCTCAAGTATTTAATGCTAAACGTGCCAAAGAGTTAGGACTTGTTACAGCCGTGATGAACCATCAAGAATTCGCAGAGTTTCTTGCAAACCTATAAGGACAAATATGTTAGACCATCTTAAAAAGTATTTTACTACGCAAGTAGCAACCCCTGTGAAAACAGAAACCCCTGCGCAAGCAGACATTGAAAAGGAAGTCGTTAATATGACTACAGCAACAGAGCAGCCAATCGCGGCTGAAAACACATCCGCAGACTTGGTAGCACAACTTGCTTCCTCCACCTCTGCTTTAACAGAGCTGCAAGCATCCTTTGCAGAACTCACTACTAAGTTTGAAGCAGCTCAAGCAGCTTTGGCAGTGGTAGAAAACGAAAAGAAAGAATTGGCTACTAAAGCAGCAGAAGCACGTTTAGTAGCTCGTAAAGAATCCTTGGAAGCAACAGTAGGTACTATTAAAGCTGCTGAACTGTTGACTACATTGGAAGTGTTGGATGACACAGCGTTTGCTGCTGTTGTATCAACTATGAAAGTCAATCTCGATGCAGAAGCAAAGAGCGAAGCTTTCACTGAAGCAGGTGTAGCGGCAGAAGCAAACTCAGATGTGCAAGTAGCACACTTCAAAGATTATATTAATAAAGGAAACAAGTAATGACTAAATTAGCGACTCAAGGTAAGAAACTCTCAGGTGTATTAGCATTTGAAGAAATGCCAGAACACGGTTTTTGCCGTAAGACAGTAACAGTGACTATTCAAGCTAACATGGACATCGGTGCAGTATTGCATTTGACTGGTGGTAAGTATGTTTGGATGCAACAATCCACTCACGCAGCAGCTAATGACGTATGTGTGTTGATTGACCACATGAAAGACATTCCAAGCTTGGCAGCAGGCGATCACCAATTAGCAGTGTTGTATCGTGGTAGTGCTGGTGTAGTAGATACTGGTTTGTTGTACAAGGATGCTTTGTCTGCCCCTGAGAAATTGGTAGTACAAGGTAAGTTGGAAGCAAAAGGTATTGTTTCGCGTACAGCAGTCTAAATAATTAAAAAGAATAAGGAATAAATAAATGAACATTCGTGATTACTTCAATAACTTTAAGAATGCCGACTTCGTAGACGGTATCACCAACACACCTTTACAATACGGTTATATCAATAGCCAAAACATGTTCAATGTTAAAGGCACTAACCAAACAGCTATCATCTTTGATAAAGATTCTACTACTACAACTTTGTTGCCACAAGTAAATCGTGGTGATAAGTCTGCGACACAAAACAAAGAACGTGGTGCTGAAACATTCGCATTGAAATTAGCATACTTCAAACATTCTGATCGTTTGACAGGTGAAGATATCCAATCTTGGCGTAAAGTTGGCTCTACAGAAAGCCAAACATTAGCTGCTGCTACTGCTGACAAATTGACAGATATGCGTCGCACTTGGGATCAAACTAATGAATACTTGAAATTGCAAGCAATCAAAGGTATTGCTAAGACTCCAGATGGCACAGTATTGGCAAATATGTTCACAGAGTTTGGCATCACTCAAACTTCTGTCGATTTCTTGTTAGGCACTTCCACTACTAACGTAGATCAAAAGATTCGTCAATTGAAGACAGCAATCTCTAAGAACTTGCAAAACGGTGGTGCTATCTCTGGTATTGACGTTTTGGTTGACCCATTGTTCTTCGACAAGTTGATTTCTCATGCTAACATGAAGACAGCATATCAGTCTTATGTAAACTCTGGCAAACAGTTGTTACGTGATGATTTGTCTAGCTACATGAAGTGGGGTGTCATGGACAGCTTCAACTTCCGTGGTGTGAACTTCATCTCTTACGATGCAACTTTCAACTTGCCAAATGGTACTACAGAAGACGCTTTTGCAGCATCCTCTGGTACAGCATTCGCAACAGGTTCAAAAGACTTGTTCCGTGGCTATTTCGGGCCGAGCAACAAGCTTTCTGCAGCTAACCAAGTTGGGCAAGAAGTCTACATGAATACTTATGTTGACCCTAAAGACGAATTCGTAGAGTTTGAAATGGAAGCAGCACCCCTGTACTTTTGCAGCCGTCCTGCAAGCTTGATCAGTGTTACTTCAAGTAACTAATCTGTAGTTTGCTAATAGAATACCTTCTCAGAAATGGGAGGGTATTTCAGTTAGTAAATTAACAAACAGGAGAACCAATGGTCTTAGACTTAAGTAATAATGAAGATAAAATTAGGCTAAGAGTAGGCGACTACCAAGACCCTGTTTTTCTCCCAACAAGTGTCTACACAGCCACTTTAGCCGAGAACAATAACGATGTCAAGGCTTGTGTACCTATCATTGGTACATACATCTTAGCAATATTAGCCCAGCGCACTCACCAGAAACTTTCCTATATGGAAATATGGGGTAGTGAAGCTTACAACAATTATAAAGATTGGCTTGTACGAGTAGTTAGGAATCCTAACATTAATGGCGTGTGCCCTATCCCGTATTCTGCAAGTAATGACTCTGTGCACCCTCTTATCGAATTCCAACAAGATTGGAATGCTAACTTTGTCAATGGGACTCAGAGTGAACAGTTGTCAGATGATGCTAATGGAAGATTGTCATGAGTTTATCACAATTTGACAATGTTGTAACTCAAATGATGAACACGTTTGGTGGTGCAGGAACTCTCAGGATATTCTCAGATGGTACTTACACAGATGGAGAGCTTGTCAGAACTTCTGCAGATTACAGTGTCAAGGTGGCTCTGTTTGACTACCCTCAAAGTAATGCTGGTGAGAAGAGTCAATTTGGTACATCTATATTAGCTGGTGACAAGCAATGCTTCATACAACCTATGAACAAAGCTAACACGTGTGAAGAAGTGGAACAACCTGAAATAAAAGCAAACAGAGATGCAATCGTTCTCAACGGTGTCGAATGGAAAATATTCGCATTAAAAGAGATTAATTCTTCTGTTAATAATACAATAGTTTTTGAAGCGCACTTGCGCAAATAAAGGAAATCAAATGGCTTTACAATATTCAACTTTGGTCAACAATGCGCGTTTAGACGCTATCGAAACAACAATTGGTGCAACTGCAAAATTGCGTATCTACACTGGAGCAATGCCAGCAAACTGTGCAGCAGCAGCTACAGGTACACTGTTAGTAGAAATGACACTCCCTGCAGATTGGATGGCAGCAGCTTCAGCAGCTTCTAAAGTGAAAGCTGGAACTTGGACTGGTGCAGCAGCAGATACAGGTGTCGCTGGCTACTTCCGTATCGTTGACAATGCAGGAACTGTGACAGGTATTCAGGGGACTGCTGGTATGGCAGCTACAGACATGATCTTAGACAACTCAAATATTTCCGTAACACAATCAGTAACTGTCAACAGTTTTACGCTAAATACTGGTAATACCTGATAAGGACTGAGAATGGCTATTACTACAAGAGACCAATTAATAAGCGCATTGGGAAATAACAGTTCCCGTATTGTGATTGACAAGGCAAGCATTGCCAGTGTTGCTGCAGGTAACATTGTGAGTCTCTGGAGAGCTACAGGACAATCAGGGCAAGGAGCTATTCCTGCAGCCAATGCTGTGTGTGACAACACCTTAGTAGGAGCCTTCTCATTCACGCAACAAACTCTTCCTGCTACCTCTTATGGGGCATGGATGAATATGACATCTAGCAATAGTGCTATGACTGCAGAGATTCATGACAGGCTCATGCACATGGGCGGCTTGAGTGGTATTATTGCTACAGCTCAGACAGTGAACATGGATATAAGCACGAACTTATCCACAGCCAACTTAGATGTCAGAAAAGGTGCTGCTAACTATTCGGATGTTCAGTGGTGGCTTGAGTGGTACACTGCCACAGGTGCTACTGTTGCAACAGCCACTGTTAATGTCACTTACAATGACGGTACAACGGGCAACCTCACAGCAGTATCATTAGCTGCAACACGTCCAGCGTCCTTCATGCAACCATTGAACGGACTTATTCCTGCTGCACAGTCAGGTAAGTTTATACGTGGTGTAAACACTGTACTCCTGTCTATCTCAACAGGGACTGCTGGTAGCTTCGGAGTTACAGCTTCAAGACCTCGTATGACAATGCCAATGAACATAGCTAATAAGACAGAAGTGTATGATTGGGCAGCTTTAGGCTTACCTGAGATACACAATAATTCTTGTCTATTTTGCACAGTTCTTACGAGTACAACATCTACTGGAACACTCAGAGGTGGTGGCAAGATAGCACACGGATAACACATGAAACTGAACTCACCACAAACTGAAAATTTACCTCGTGGTGGTTCCGATAGTTGGGACACTCCTGCGGGATTTATTATAACACAAGAAGTGTTTGGTGCTGCAGGGGTTATTGGTAATCTGACAGTTGCAGAGACAGCAGACACATCCTCTATCAGTGTAGCAGCAAGCATATCCATAAATACAAGTGTACAAGAACAGTTAGATGGAGTTAGTTCACAAGCGTCTTCTGCTGTTGCTGCTAATGCTGTAGTAACAGAACAATCTGATAGTCTGTCATCTACAGTTAATAATGTTGTATCAGTAAATTATGTAGCAACAGAAGCTTCAGATAATTGCTTGTCTGATGTTGGCTCAGTAGTCACTGTAAGTCTTGCTAACACAGAAAATAGTGATGGTTTGTTAAGTGCTGCAAGTGTAAATGTGTTGTGTAGTGTCTCTGTTTCAGAGGCTTCAGATGCATGTATATCAACTTGCAAAACACACCTCACATGCGTTGTCAATCTCACAGAGAGCGATGATAGCTTATCAAACTTGGTTTCTGTTGGCGTTGTAACAAATACAGTATTCACAGAACAATCAGATTCAATTGCTACAACAGCTACAGTTGGTATTCTTGCCAACACTAATACGACAGAAGGTTCAGATGTTACATCCTCTGTTGCAAATGTCAATATCACTATTAATGCAAGCCTAGTAGAGCAGCATGATACAGGCACAATCCTTGTAGTCAGCAGCACAGGAGCAAGTGTCAACTTATTAGAAGACACGGATTCGACCTCTTCTCTTGCCAATGTGGAAGTAGTTTCAAACACTACTACGCAAGAAGTTTCAGACACACTCGCAACAAATTCAAACGTACAAGTAGTTGCTAATGCACTCGCAAACGAAGTAGGGGACTCAGTTGTTTGTCAAGCCACAGTTTCTATATCAGAAGTGCTGGCTAACTTAAACTACACTGAGAATGGCGATTCTATCTCATCGTCAGTTGTTGTAGAGATTACATCTCAAGTGGTGGCTACAGAAGGAGTAGACACTTGCAGCAGTATTAGCCAAGTTATTGTCTCATCAGGCTTTACTACAACAGAACAAGATGACTCAGTGGTAGTTTTAGTCTCCTCTATAAACACAGCACACGTCAATATTATAGAACAAGATGATTCATTAACTCTTACAGCTAACACCTTAGTTTCTGCTGATTTCTTGACACCTGAACAAGACGATTCTGTTAACTCTGTCTCTACGTCTTCAGTGGTAATCGCTTTAGACGAAACGGAGTTAGGCGACTACTTGGTAGCAGAGGTTTCTACTAACACAACAATTTCTCACGTTCTTAATCCTCGTAGGAAGCACTATATCTTCAGAGAAAGCAGAAGAGAGATAGTTCAAGACGTTATTAGCATTATAAAGTATAAGGAAAATAAATGGCACAAATTATTGCAGATAGAGTGAAAGAAACATCCACAAGCACAGGCACAGGAGCTTTCACATTAGCAGGTGCTATGACAGGATTTAAAACATTCTCTAGCGTTTGTGCAAATAGTGACACTGTGTA